ACCCACAATATAATTACCTTCTATTAATCCGCCCGTAGAGCTACTATCTCTCATTATGTGGGCATATATTCTATTGTCTTCTAAAAGCCAATTGGTTTCGTTTATTGAGCTTGTTTGACCATTATCGTTTGTGATATCTATTGTCATTAATGAACTTTTGACGTAATTAGGTTGCGACCAATCAGTCACGTTCATATCGTGTAATACAGCTATGTTTAAAGGCATCACAGGCAGTTGGCTATTAACCGTAAACTTAATGTTCCCATTAACTGCTGCGTTGCCTAAGAATGCGTTATAATCAGTTTTGTTATTACTTTCTAATGAACGATATATTGTACCGTTCTTAAATATAATCATCCTGTCTCCAAAACTCTCAAAGTAGTCAGGAACAAAGTCATACGCTGCAATCCAACGCTTTAAGTTATCTGAGTATCCTAATGACTGAGTCTCGCTACCAATAGCAACAAAACACATATTATGAAACGCATCATAAGAGAACGTTGCTATACCACTTTTATTTCTAAATGCAGAGCGCATATAAGTATCGCTTACTAACTCTAATCCATCAGGAGTATATTTAATTACCTTCTTATTAAAATCATCCCACCACCATATAGTACCCTTGTAGTTCATTACCGACTTCTTATCAAGCATCCCAAGGTTATTACCAAAGTTTCTGATAGTACCAATCATATTGGCAGTTAAAGAACGAATAGAAGAGTTGTTTCCTTGGGATAGCTCTTGCTCTCCAAGCATTATATAGGCTGACTCTTTTTGACAAAGTACCAACATCATAGAACCATTTCCTTGAAGTCTTGTAGCTCTTTGTAATGAAGTAATATCTCCGTTTTCTATTGCTACATCATTGCTATCTAAAGAGAAGAATGAGTTTACGTTATTAACCTTTGTGCCTTGTACGTAATTGCCTCCGTAACGAATTGTATTTAATCTTCTTTGAGATGTAATGTTAGATGCCGCTAATAAAGGCTTACCCGAAGAAGTATTCCAATATGGATTAGCGGTTGCATTTGATACCGAACGAATTAAATACTTACCTTTTGTTGCAGATACAGGAGCGTTATAATTAAACGATGTAATTGTATTTACAGGAGTTCTATCTCCATTCCAATTAAATACAATACTATTAGTTTGACCTGACTTCTTAGCAATAGTTACAGTCGATTGGTCCAAATATCCTCTTGCGCTAAACTCTAATGTTAGCACCACATAAAACGCATCATTAGGCTTAACATCTTCTTTTATATCGTTCTTAAAGTCAATAACCTGAGTTGAAGTAAAATCCACTACAGTTCCCGTTGTTGCCATAAGCACAGAACGAGGAGTTGCAATATTGAATGGTGTTCCAAATTTCTCAGGTGTCTTATCGTATGCGAACGTTGTATTATTAAACGGATTTTTATATACTTGTGCTGTAAGCGTATAGTCAAGGCTTGCTGTATAAATAGAACCAGAAGGAGGTGTAAGCAATGACATTACCTCAGTTGACTGAAGATTATAAGTAATCGAAAGCTTATTAACTCCCGATTCTTGTTCAGCGGGTACATAATAACCACTTACTTTAAATGATGTTCCTGTAGATGCGGCTGTATTTGTATTATCAAGTATTGTTGCACCATCTCCGTTAGTAGGAATAGAAGTTAATATAGGAGTTTCTGATTTTGGAGTAGCCGTGTAATTATCTAAATATCCTCCGTTGCCTACTGCTCCAAGCTGTAATGTACTAAATGCGTGAGTTGAATTAACAATCGTAACCACATCTTCTACTACAGGAGAACTTTTAGTAACATCTACCGTAAAAGGAGAAACAGTATAAGTAGGCATATCAATTATAGAGAATACCGTATCCCCCAATAACTTACTTCCTGATGCAGGACCATTTAATGTACCACTTCCTGTAACTGCAATTGATGTAGTACCTGTTGTTACAGGAATTAAATTACCATATTCATAGAATACTAATGATTCATCTGCTTGCTGTTGCTTAGGAGTATAGAACTCGAAAGGTAAAGTAGCTGGGTCTACAACAGTTGTATTTGTCATCTCAGCCCCTGTATAAGCACAGTATACTAAATTATCCAACTGACCAATTATCTTTAACGTAAGAAGCCCTATTGGAGTTTTTATGGCAGCGTAGTCTCCATCGCTCCAAGTATATATTCTACCTGCACGAAACATACCCATGATGTCAATTACAAATGCGGTAATGTTTTTTAAATCATCCTTGGTTACAGACTGAATAAATGATTTAACAGTTGTGACTTCTTTAGTAAGTTCATTAACAACGGTCTTAGTAATTTCAAAGAATATACTACTTGCATATCCTTCAAATATATAACTCTTAGAAATGTTTTTACTATAAACAACTTGTGCATATTTAGCCCAACTCGGAGCACCCCCGCTTATTGTAAATGTTAAATCAGGAACAATAGGATAATCAAAATTTCCTGTAGTAAACTTAGTATACTTTCCTTCGACTCCTCTTGTTTTCATTGCAGCATCATAAAATGCTACCCCAATTGCATAAGTTGAATTATTAGCAAAAGGTTTTATATAAGACCCTGATTCGGTACTTGTAACCGTTGTATCTGTAGTGGTTGACGCTTTAAATGTTTTAACTGTTGTTCCTGTTGGGAATGAATATCCTGACGAAATAGAGCTAGGTGGAGTAATGCTACTTATTTCATTGTATTCATCTTGTATGTTTGCAAGGAATACCCTATTTTTAGCAACCTCTATGCTATATGCGCTAACAGGCACTGCATCAAATGGTTTGCCTGTAGTTATAATATCTAGACTTTCATATATCTGCCCTGTCCAAGTTAGAGTATAATTTGAAGTAGCGGCGGTATCAATTCTTCTCCAAGTACCATTGTTCCCAATTCGAACATAAGACTCTATGAAACTAGCCCAAGTAGGTATTGAGGAAAATGTAAATGCAAACGAATAAGATTCAGTATTCTTTTCTCCTTTAAATATTTGAGTATAGTTGCTAAGAGCAGAAAATTCATAACTGCTATATTGGTATCTAAATGCAAATTGAAAATCAGAAGATTCTAAAAACTCTTTTCCTGTTCCTATTGTCTTTGTGATAGCAACAACATTATTAGGAGTCTGCTTTTGTAATTTTAAATCACTTAATACAGGAGTCAATAAAGTTGATACATAATTTGGAATATAGAATGACAATGGAATTCCTTCATCATTCCCTTCTTTTGCGTAATTCCAAACAATAGTAGTCCCAAGAACTCTTAAATCAGGGACAAATGTTGTAGACACTCCTCCGTGTAAATATGTAAGTATTTGAATAGGATTACTATAAGTCACAGGACTTACTGTCATATTAGGAACAATCTTGTATATGGATGCATAAGTCGCATCTGTACGGGACAACACATAAATTACTCCATCTGTATTTAAGAACGTTTCCTTGATAGTACCCGAAATCTGAGTTAAGCCTAATGTCTTAATAGAGTCTAGCATTTTGATAGCACCTGCTCCTCCGTCCTTGCCACCGTCAAACACAATGTTGTTAGCTGAAAGGTAATCCCCTACAGGTAAGTTGTTAGCATCGACATCTTGATTTAAACCACCAGTTGCTCTTAGACTTATTTTAGTCATCTCTTAAATATTAAATGTTAGTTTTTAAGACTACCAACAATTCCGTTTCTTATTGAACCAAGTACTTCTGCAAAGTCTGTGGCATTCATCCTAGACCTAAATATTCTACGAGCATTGTCATACTCTTGTTTAGCTAATTGATACTTACCTAACGAAGAACCTTCTGCCTTAATCGCCATCATCTGTACATACTTTGTAATTACATCTGTAGCATAAGGAGTAACAACGTTAGCTGTTGAGCGGGATACTGCTGAGGTAATATATGTTAATGTAACCTTCGTTAATATCATTCCGTTACTAAACACAATCTCTTGGTTAACCTCATCTATATCATAAGTTAACTTAGGGGCTCTTGCTCTACCGTAGTACCTTCCTACAAGTTCGCCCCTTGTATTCATATTATTAGAACCTGAGATTAAGTTATAGTTTATTTCTGCATCATAATTTACGCTAAGAGTAGACTCGTAAGGAATCTTGTTTCCACTTGAATCGTAGTTATACTTCTTGTTTAAAGTACGTTCTCTTTCCATTGGAAGCAACCTCTCGCCATGTTTAGCTGAGATGTCAATAAAGTCTATAAAGTCAGAAGGTAAGATAGCTCTTTGGTAAGACGTTACGTCTAACTCAACTACCTTTACGTTGCCCAAGTTAAAATCCATAGACAACTCATCTGTGATTCTTAATGCGTGGTGTAAGTACCTTGTATAGTAATGAAGAGGTAGACCGTTGTCTAACAACGCATCTCTAACAATTATATTTATAGACTTAGTTTTCATATCTATTGACCTTCTTGTTGCGTAGCCATTTCAGCTTGTGAAACTCTTCCTGCACTAATTATATTTAATACTTCTGTAATTACAGCAGACTCTACCTCAGGAGATATAGGCAACATATCTGTATCTGTAAGCTGAGAAAAGTCGGATGCTAATATGTTTAATATAACAGAACTAATTGAACCATTTGCAGATAATGTAATGTCCTTAGTGAAGAATACTTTCTTGCCTTGAACGTAGTACCCAATCTGTCCTTCTAAGTAACTTAAATTAGCTCCTTGGAATACCAACACATCTTGTGCAGGAATAGGGATGTAAGGGGTCATTGCTGCGTTAGTTGCTGCTATACTCCATATCCCCATATTTAATGGTAATGTTAATGGAATAACAGGTAGTGCTATATAAGAACGACTATTGCCCGAATCAGATACTACCGTTGCCGTATACTCAATAAGGCTACACTTAGGTATGTCTACTAACCCTGCCTTAAAGGATTCTGATACCTCAAGTTTTAATATCTTGTTTATAGCCTGACTTACAAGCAATGATACTTCAGGAATACTTATAATATCACTTGGATTATCTTTGTCCAAGAAACGAGCATATAATCGCTGAATTTGCTCGGATATCACATATCTACTATTTGCCATTATCTCTCATCGTTTTTCTGGTTTGTATCTTTGATTTGCTCTGTTTGAATAAGAACAGGGTTATCTAAAGTTACTCCTAAGTATAATAAAGTTCTAACATAAATATCACCCAAGAATCTATCTGAAATATCTAAGTCTACTTTTGGCTTAGAATTCATAGTTGCTGCATCAGAAATGTTTCCACTCGAATCAACAGTATATGCATAAAATGCTGTATCTGGCTTCTTTACATATACAAGTGTGTAGGCATAATTACCCGACACAGGCACAGGGGCAAACTGAATCTTAGGAGCGTTAGTGCTATCTAAGTAAATGGTTGCCGCAGGATATGATGTAGATGGAGTTATTATCTTTGAGTTTGTTACCTCTAGGAACTCATCCCAGTTATATAGCGTTCCTTCTACTAGATTTCCGCTATTTGTAATATAAATAGTTAGCCCCTCTAAATAATCATCAGGCAAAGTTTGGATACCCCCATCGACAGCAATAGGAAACTCAAGTCTTTTAGTTAGCAAGTGGTCGTAGTCAAAATGCTTTGTCTTCTTAAACTTAAAAACAATAGCTGAAATCCAATCAGATACAGCTCTGTTTAGGTACATATCTATGTCAGCAGGAGAAACAAATCCTCCCTTGTTCTTCTTTAGAATGCTTCTAATAAACTTATGTGCATCTTGTATTGGAACTGCCATTATATTATTCTTTTAATTTAGACCAAAGTTAATGATTTTTTGTTATATACGACAATCCCTCAACTCATAGAATCAAGGGATTGCGAAATAAACTTAAACAAAAAAATATTATACTAAATCTATTAACTTCGAGAGCTTTACAACTATTTTCTCTTCTATATCAAACTTCGCTTCATTTAGAACCTGAATGGCGTCCAATGATTCTAGTAATATCTCTAGCTTACTACCAATCATTGAAATTCTTTTTATTTCGTGAAGGTCTTTTTCTGTATAGATATTATAATTGTTGTCTCCGAATTCCATTATCGCCCTTGTTTTTTATATGATTTTTTATAATTCTTACTACCCTTTGCCGATGATGTCTTTGTTTTTGCGTGGACACCCTTGTTCTTTTTCTTAGTTTTAATCCTAAATACTGTAACGTTTAAAGCTTTTGCCATTAGTTGTAGGATAAAATATTCTGAAGTAAATATACCCTAAAATAATTAAAGTCTCAAAAATAAAAGATACAATTAACCAAGTTGGATAGACTGTCTTTGTCACAATTTTTTCAGATGCTTTTACATCAGAAGTTTCCTTATAACGATACTTATTCTCATAAACACTTCTAATAGAATCAATGTTTACGGTAGCTTGAATCTTGCCCCTGTAAGACCTTATAATAACCTTTCCTTGTGGTAGTGTTATCTTGCTATAGAAAGTTGTTAAGATGCCCGCAGAATCGCAAGGATTATCAATTGTTAATGTGTCGTGGATAGCATGAAACTTGACAATAGTTCTTTCGTTTATAACCGTATCTATACGTATCTTTTCGGATACAGTATTAGTCAACTTGGTTGACTTGCAAGATGCAGCTATTAAGATGATAAATAATAGTAAGTAACTCGGCAAACTTCCGAATTTGGCATATTTATTTTCCATAATTTGTCAAATTTTAATAGTTATCTTCTGTATTTAATATTTGTATTGGTTACATTACCTTGACTTGTAAAGTAAATGTATTCTCCTCTATCGTAAAAACGATATACTTTTATTCCGTCTTTTTCAAATAAATAACTAACGCTGTAGTCAGAATTATTTGTAGTTTCTTTTTCTATTGGTTGGCTTCTAAAATAAAAACAAGACAAAGCTATAAATATAATTGCTGTAATTATTATTGTTATTTTAAATTCTTTCATTGCTTGAAGTATAAATTAATTTCTGCTATTCTTCTATTTCTTAGCCCTACATTAACAACTCCGTTAACCTTAGTCCATCTCATAAACTGAGTCTTTATCTCATCGTCAGGCTTATATTCATTAACGCATTTCAATAATGTAGAATTTTTAAAGGCGTTTGCCCCCACATTATACGAGAAAAGCACCAAGGAATCGAACTGATTCTGAGTAATGTCATCTCTTGTGTAAGCATCTACACTTCTTTCAAAGTGAACCAATAAGTCATCTAATAAACAAGATGCCTCGTATTCTCCAATAGGTGCATCAGTTAAGCAAACCCTTTTGCCGTCTTTGTAGTATGTAGAACCGTAGCCCGTAGTGGCAATCGAGCCAGCGTCCAAATAGGGCTTAGCTCTGAATCCTTCTAAATGCTTTAATACAGTTAATCCGTTAGTGCTAATTTTAGTTATTCTCTCCATCTGGGTTATCTATTTTTACTTTGTTTTTAGGAGCAAACTTTGATACAGTTGCGTTTGTTAATGAGGTTGCCAATATCCCTAAGACTGTATTTTGTAACCCATCATTTGTTGGATAAAATGCAAACCCTCCTAAAACAACAAAAGACCCAATAATAGATATGAGTCTCGTGTGGGAGTGTGCACCTTTTTCGTCCTTAAAGAATTCAGTCAACATCTTTCTTAGTTTTGATAACTTCTTCTGTCTTGTAGTAGTAGTACCTAATAGCAAATGAACCTGATATAATTGCAACTAACCCTGCTATGATTCCTATAAAACTTTGAATACTTGCTAAAGAAACTGCGGCACTTGTTAGGCTAAGAGCTACGTTTATTATTCCTGTTTCAGGGCTACTGTTGTTCATTTATCTTGTAAGTTATGTTACAAAGATAAACCACTTTAATCCTATCTCAAAATCTTTTTATACGTAATATTCCATTCCCTTTGGAATTTCAGAATATTGTATACTAAGAAGGCGATAGTACTTATACATATCGCCCCCCAAGATATAGCAAACCAAATTAATTGGTTATCAGTCATTTTCTTTAACTAACTTAAATACTAAGTTGTAATTGCTTTCAGAATCAATCTTTTCTAAGTCAGCTACTGAAATAGGATTGTACTCAATCTCTTCTTCTTCAGATAGTAACTTAGCCCACTCATCTTGAAACTCAACAAACTTAGGATTAACCTTTGTCTTCTCTTCATCTAAGAATGTTTCAATACCGATGCTACCTTCTTTCTCTTCGCCAAACTTCTTGATAAGCTCATCACGCAATGTCTCAATAGTTTTCTTCTTAGAAGTTAACTTATCAGATAACTTTGTTAACCAATACTTAGTAGCTAAGTTTAATTTCTCTTTAAGAAATCCTGATATAATTACCTCTCCTGTTTGAGGATTAGTGAAACCATTTAACTCGGCTTCTAATGTTAGCAATTCTGCTAATGACAATTTAATCTTTTCCATTCTGTTTGATTTAAAATTTTACAAATATAATATTAATTCTCCCATTTGTCTAATGGGCACTTCTGTTCTTTTGGACTATCTACGGGTGTATATATCTTACCTTGTAAAGGGCATCCGCAGCTACCA